TTTACAGTTGTTTTTTTGTCCCACGCTAAACGCATTGGAAAAGGTAGTTGAATAGTTGTTAAATAACTACCTTGCTGATTTGGTTGTCCGTAAATTTGAATGATTTGTTTTGTGTTTAGCATCTTTACTCTTTAATTTCGTTAATATCCTTTTTTAATTCTTTTGCTTTTGACATTATGTTTTTAATTGTAAAATAAAAAGACTTATTGCCTAATTTTTGCGATGTTTCATCTACACTTTTACATTCGATGTAAAGCCAAAAAATTGTAACAGCTTTTGAAATTAGTAAGTTAACACCAAACAAAGTATTTTTTTCAATTATATGCGTATCGATAAAGTAAGCTAAAACAATAGATCCAAGATAAAAGAAACTTTTAACCACTATGTTAAATAATTTTGTACTTTGATAACTTGACCAACCGTTTAACTTTATCGTTGTGTAAATAGCAAATATAGTATCTAAAAAAACAGCCATTCCTGTAATTATTAATAGTCCTTTAATCGGAGTTAAAAATGTAGCAATCGTTAAAAATAATGCTTTTAAAAATGTTGCTAAATAAAAATTTGTTTCTTGTTTCATTTTTTAAATTTTCTTATGATTAGCAAAAGATACCAAAAAGGAGTAGAAATCCAAAGTAAAATTACACGACTCCAAGCTGTCAAGTATGGAATATCTAATTTACGCATATCTAAGCCATATTGATAATCTATTTCAAATTTTTCTACAAAACCACTCAAACTAAACCAATTCAATAAAATATAAGCGATGTCGTGATTTCCAGCGGGCGCATCATAACCTTTTATCGTGTCTAAATCATTTACAATTGTAGCACCATCATACTTAAATAATTTAGGATAGTTCTTGAAATTATCGTAAGCATCTAACCAACGTCTATCAATTTCGGAATTGATACCGAAATCATTTAGTACATTGTTTAAGTGTGTTCTTTTTCTTAGTAAAGTTTCTCTATTTTGATTAAAAAAAGCATTATTTGACCTTATGAAAAGCCAAAGAATGTAGATTGATGAAATTAAAATGATGATGTACCACATAGCTATTTTTTATTAATTTGATTTCTTAATTGTTCGATTTCCATTTCTTCGTAATTTTCCTGAATGTAGTTCCAAAGAATATCATGTAGTTTATTGTACAAGTCTTCACCGATAACCGAACTACCAATTCCAAGTAATAATTGATAACCTGTTTTCCATTGCCCGAACGGAACTACTATATCTAACACTGGTTTTAATTCGGCTAAAATGATATTCTCAGTTGCATCATCCATTTGCCCGACTTGTTTTGCAATACGAAATTCAGCCGATACCCCCGCCCAAATTCTTTGTGCATCTTGCATACGCTTGATATATAAGTCGGTTTCTTTTTGCTTTAATGCTTCAGCTTGTTGTTGTGCTATTTCTTCTGAAGTTGCACCTTCAATAAATTCAGAACCATTCCAAATTGGGTCAATAAAACTTCCGTTATATAAAACAGGAACTTCTAAACAACTTTCGTCTAAATATTTTTGTGCAAAATCTTCTCTGGAAGTTTGTGCATAGGGTCTATTATTTTTTATAAATTGTCTCATATTTCTTCAATATCAACGTTAAGTCTTAAAATGTTAAATTGTTGCGCTACGCCATTATTTGAGCGTATTGTCCACTTTAAATTACTGAATGCACTCAAGGGCAAATGTGTTAATATTGGAATTGTTACTTTACCTTCATTATTAGTAAGAAGTGTGGATGAAGTAATAACATGCTCACAAATTTTTTGAATGTCCGTGTTATATTTAGTATCAGAGATTAATATGATTTTTACATTCGTATTTGCGCCTGATTCCGCTACATTTCTTGAATATGATAAAGTTACATTTACAACTTTTGAAATATAGTTTGGTGTAATATTAGGAACACAAACATCCGAAATATGATTCAAATCTAAAACGCCACCTGGTTCCGAAATTCCACTTCCTAAAGTCAGACCAAGTGTTGACAAAACAGATGCTCCAGCTGTAAATCTTGATTGATGTAGATTCTTTTGGTCGGCTGGTAGGGTAACGGTTGCAGATGATTGAAACAAAAATGTTTGATACCTTTTACCTCCCCCAATCTTAACATAAGCCGAACCACTCCAACGATATTGCATGTTAGTTGCTAAGTCGATGTATATTTTTTCTACTTCTCCTGTTGCAGGAAATGCAGCTAAATTGGCAAACTCAAGCACACCTCCAAAATCACTCGTAGCCTTTGTACCTTGCGAACCATCTGCATTAATGATATAAGCACGCTCTACGCCTGCTGTGGTGTCTTTGTCGAGTTTTAAAGGATCGCTATTAAAATCAATAACATTAATTGATTTTCTTACTATTCTTGTGTACCAGCCGTTAACCTTAACCCTCGCATCATCATCTGAAACTATATATAACCTTGATAAATTAGTTAAGTGTTCTTCGTAGTCTAAAGAAAAACCACAAAACCCAACTATATTTTCATCAGTAGATATTTCTTTTATTTGTCCGTCGAAAATATGTAAATCATATTCATAATCCGAAGTTTCTCCAACTCTTAAAAATATTTTATATTTTTGATTTACCGAATCAGTGGTTAGTAAAAGGTCAACTCTTAAATCTATTGTGTCGCCAATGCTTAACTGCGAAAAATCAAAAGCCGAAGGAAACCAAACATCACTTACTCCATAAGGAGCTTGTGAGCGATTTGTTTGCGATCCTTCTGTATCATTAGTTAATAGTGTTTCTGTATATGCTGTTACTGAAATAGGAGTTGTTTGTGTAGCTACATCGTTATAATGAAAATATCCTACACTTGCGAATAATTGGTCGGGCTTATTTTTTATATAATCATCTTGCGTGTCGTCATCTTGCAACCAATCAGCCTGAACATTTTCTTCTGCATTTGCATCTAAATTATCTAACTTATCTTTTAACGCATCAGTAAAATCATTCTCACTTAAATCTTTTCCTACAACCTTATCTACCTTATTTGTATATAAGTCTGTATTCATTGCTTGTTGAGCTATAAACGCATCTCTTAAAGCATCTCCTGTACCATCGTTGGCAATTGCTCCAACATTAAAATTTGTTTGTGCCATATTAATACCAAGGAATTATTCGTTTAAAAACTACTTTATTTTCGTTTGTATATTCTGGAATGTCTAAAGTTCCTAAATATGTAATCAATTGATTTTCAAAATTAACAGCCATTTGTTTATATTTTTCTGCTAATAACTGATTTTCTTTTAAATCAATAGCTGTTCCGCCCTCAATTGTCATTTTAACTATTCCATTATTTACAATTTGATAAGCACCCATTCCGATAAAATAAGAAGATGAATAATAAGCCAAAGCCATTAATACATAATCTTCGTAAATTATTTTATAAACACCCGTTAAAGTATCTGCATCGTAATCTGTTAAAATCTTATCATACAAATCAGGGCCTAAAACTCTTTTAATATCGTTTACCTGTGCCGTAAACACGTGCGGTGCAATTTTATCTACATCGATATTACCACTTAAACTTGTTAAGCGTGGTATATCGTTTGGTTTAAGTAGTAGTATCTGTTCCATTTGTATCTAAATTTGTTTCTTCTTCAAAATCTTTAAAGTCTAATGTAATATCTGGATCTATAAGTTTAAAAACATCATACAATCCATTTAAAAACGTTGTTCTAAAAGGATTAATATTTCTTCTGTATAAATCTTTTATCGAAACCGCTCTTTCGTCTGCATTAGAGCTAAAACCGCTACCTTGATTACTACCAGCAAATAATACAGGAGGTGCGGAATGTGCAACTATCAATTTTCTTTCGGCTTCCTCACTATAAAACACATTATGCTGTTCTAATTGACTTGGCGCAACCCTATCAACTGTTACAGCATTTTCTGCGCCATCTTGAAAAGATACAATTATAGCTCCATTATTTTCATTTCCTCCTACACTTTCACGTATTCTATTAGCTTCCTGTTTAGCTATTTCTTCACTTTCTAATTCCCCACTATTATAATTGATAACGGTTATTTCTTGAAGCGAATTTTTAAAATGATTAAATCCAGCGTTTGAAATTTGCCCCTCAATTCTCGCCCAAGGAATACCACTCAAATAATCAGGAACGGGAAAAAATGGCTCGCTCGTTGGTCGTCTTACGTAAATAATTTCTAAAGGATTTCCTTTGTAGTTTCCTGTAAATTTTGGATACAACTGCGGTCTGTAACGCCCTTTATTTAACCAGTCGTAACTGAACCAATAACCATCTACTTCAAATTTTTTAGAATCATAATTTACGCCAAATTTATATATCGGCATATAAGCAATCTTCAAAGGTTTTCTGTCTTTTTCGTTGCTATTCCAAATTACTTGAAAAGAAAAACCGCCATATATTTTTAAGTCCTGAACTGCTAATAAACAATCTTCTTGACTTATATATTTATCAATGTTAATTCCTTTTTTATCAACTAACCCCTCGCCAAAAATATAACTTACATAAGCATTAATAATAGATGAATTTGTCGGACTATCGTCGTAAGCATCTTTATAGTTTTTAAAGTTATCGTTATTAACTCCGTTTGTTACCCAATTACGGCTAAAAACAGGTTTTATGTCAATAGGCTGATAAGCGG